GAGGGCGGCAGGACGTGGGTATGGAAAATCCCAAACCCTGCCGGGCGCAACGAGAACTTGAAGGCCGAGAGGGTAGCGCGATGAGTGACGAGGTGAAACGCGAAGACAACGGTGACTACCGCATCCACTCCGGCCAGTTGACCGCGCAGACCGGCATAAGCCTCGGCCTGCTGGTGGCCATGATCGCCATTTTTGGCACCCTCCTTCGGATGAGCAACGACATGGTGCGGTGGCAGGAGCGCGTTGACTCACGCCTGTGCCTGCTGGAAAACCGAATTAACCAGCAACACGATCCGTGGAGCGGAACGATGATGGCCGCCTACGACGCAGAGCTTTCTCGCATTCTTTCCCGGCAGAACCCGGACGTGAAAATGCCGAACGTCAGGGCCATCCAAAAGGCTGGTGCGGAGCTTGAGTGGAGCAATAGAAAATGACCGCCCAACTGTTCAACCGTGACGCGCTCCTGCCTGGGATGGACATTTCCCGCATGACCCCCGCTCTCATCAGCAAGGGGATCGTGCTACGCACACAGGGTCTTCGCGTTCTTCTATCTGGCACCGGCCTGTCCCACGACGCAAAGCTGATCCGGTGCGGTAGCCAATGGTACGTTGGCGATGCACACATGGGGCAGGTGGCGCAGATGACCCCGCTCGAAAAGTGGGAGGACGATATGCGCCGGGGCAAGGCTCGCGTTGTGGTGTACCGGCCCATCGGCGTGACGCCGGAGAGAATGGCCGCTTCTGCTTGGTACTGGCAGACGGAAATTTCCGGTCAAAAGAAGTATGACGCCAAGGCCATCCGCCACCTGCTGTTCTTTTACGCTACCGCCGAATTACTCAACGTCCGGCTCGGTGACGAGGATCGGCTATACTGCACGGAGAGCTTGAAGGAGGCTGACGTGCGCGGCGGCGGCTATGATCCCTACCGCAAGCCCAATGGCTTCGAGAAGGTCAACCCAACGCCGGGGACAACCAGAAACCGGATTGTCGGAAAGAACGGCTGGCGAACTTTTGAGGTTGTGCCAAACGCGCTGACGAAATTTGGCGAGCAGTTTATGATACGGCTTCCTGCGCGAAGGAGCGCGTCCTGAAATGATGGTCGGGCTCAAGGAGAAGTACGGCATGGGGTGGCCGGAGGACATGCCGGACGCCTTGATCGACCTGAAGGTGTGGAAGCACTGGCGGGAGCCGGAGTACGCCGCCTGCACCGAGAAGGAGCCGTGGGAGTGCTTCTGGCGCGCCATCTACTCGCTCATTCCCCGCAAGGAGTTCGTCCGCCACGAGTGGAGCGAGCAGCACGTCTACGACTGGACCACGGAAAAGTTCCTCATTACTTGGGGCTGTGCGAGTTCGGGTAAAGCGCAGCCGCTGGATGCTATTGTCTATACTCCGACCGGCCCCCGCAGGATGGGGGATTTACAGGTGGGTGACCGCGTTATCGCCCAGGACGGAAAGACGTCTGCGATAATTCGAACCCACGACGTTGGGCACCAGGATGAGTATAAGGTTGAGTTTGGGGATGGCACGAGCACGGTCTGCGCAGGGACCCACTTGTGGGAAGTCGGATTCAAGGACGGAGTGGATCGCCGAAACCACATAGTCGAGACCGAGTGGTTGAGTCGGCAAAACCGCATCGGGAAGTTTTTTGTTCCATTGTGTGAACCGGTATATTTTGAAAAACGGCCGAGCCTGATTCCCCATTATTTAATGGGGGTCCTTCTTGGAGACGGGTGTTTTGTCGTGGGCGGCCAAGTTAGGTTGTCCGCCACGGATCCGGATATTATAGCGGCCGCGCGCGAGTGTTTGAAGAAAGGATATGACTTAAAGCCCGTAGCTCCCGGCGACTTCGTGATCGTTAAATCCTCCTTGGCCCACAGTGGGGCTAATTATTATCTGCGGGCGATAAAACATTACGGGCTGGATAAAGCCAAGTCGGCCGAGAAGTTCATTCCCGACGACTATCTGTACTCCGAGAAAAGAAGCCGTGAGGAGTTGTTGGCCGGGCTCATGGACACGGATGGGACGGTAGGCACTAACGGAGGGCTGTCGTTCACGTCCGTGTCCGAGCGGTTGGCCCGCGGCGTGCAGTTTTTAGTCCAGTCGCTTGGGGGCGTTGCGTCTATTTCATCGCGCATACCTGTTTTCCGCGGGCCAAACGGAGAGAAGAAAAAAGGCCAGCGCGCCTACACTGTTTCCCTTCGCCTTCCAGATAATGGGTTTTTATTCAAGAGCGGAAAAAAGCAAAGCCGGCTTTCGGCGTCTTCCCGCGGGCTTCGCGGTCGGTATATCGTGCGCGTCGCTCGCACCGGACGCAAAGTGCCAATGAAGTGCATAACACTGGATCACCCACGGGGGCTGTACCTCACGAACGATTTTATCGCCACCCACAACAGCAACGACATGGGCCTGCTCACCCTGATCGACTGGATGGTCGACCCCCAGGAGACCGTGGCGATTCTGGCCTCGACGTCCCTGCAGATGTTGAAGATCCGCTCCTACGAATCCGTGTTGCGGTACTTCCATTACATCAAGCACTTCTCGCGGTTCGAAATGCCCGGCAAGCTGCGCAAGACCGACAACGCCATCATCCTCGATGAGGACGACGAGCTGGGCGTTGCCACCGACAAGGCGTCGATCCGCGGCGTCGCTGTGGCCGAAGGCACCGAGCAGGAGGCCCGCACGAAGCTCACCGGCGCCCACTTGCCCTACGTCCGCCTGGTCCTCGACGAGCTGTCCCAGATGCGCCCGGCCGCCATGCGGGTACGCACCAACCTATCCATCGGCGCCAAGGACTTCAAGCTCGTCGGCCTCTGCAACCCCGACAGCTTCACGGATCTAGCGGCCCAGTATTCCAAGCCCATTTTGCCGGGCGGCTTTGCCGCCATCGACCCTGAAACCACACATGAATGGCATAGCCCTTACGGAAAGATCAGGCGCCATGACGGTCTCAGAAGCCCGGCAATCCTTTACCCCGAGAAGAAGCTCACGTTCCTGCTGACCAAGGAGAAGCTCGACGACATCCGCAAGGACGTCGGCGGCAACGAGGACGACCCCGAGTTCTGGACCATGGTGCGCGGGTTCCCTCCCGCCCAGGGCAAGAAGCAGACCTTGCTGTCGATGACCGAGGTGCTGCGTAGCGGCTCCACGGAGGACGTCACGTGGATGGGCGCCCCGTCGGTGACCGTGCTGGGCTGCGACCCCGCGTTCTCCGAAGGCGGGAACCGGGCCGTCATGCAGGCCATCGAAATCGGCATCGACAAGAACAATCAGGTCAAGCTGTCGTGCCTGGAGCCCCGGTACGCCAGGGTCGACGCGTCCTCGGCCATCCCCGTCACGGACCAGGTGGGCGACGCCATCAAGGAGTACGCCGAGGAGCTGAGCGTCAAGCCCGAGCTGATCGGCGTGGACGACAGCGCGACCCAGAGCGTGGCCGACTATTTGCAGTCCAAGCATTTCATGACGGTTCGCCGGTTCGTGTCCAACGCCGCGGCCTCGGACATGCCGTTGTCCAAGGGCGACGTGCGCAAGGCGTCGGACCGCTTCAAGAACCAGTCGACCGAGCTGTGGGCCGCCGTCGCCGCCTTCGTCCGCGCGGGCCAGGTGCGCAACGTGCCGCTCGTCGCCATGGAGCAGCTCTGCGGGCGCCTGCTGGAGCGCGTCGGCGTGCTGCGCCGACTGCTGTCCAAGAAGAAGTCGACCCGCGAGGGCAACGAGCTCAAGGCCGGCGAATCCCCCGACGAGCAGGACGCCCTGTCCATCGCGATCGGCGTCGTACGATTTGTCTTGAATATGCAGGCGGGGGCCGATACGATTTCGAACAAATATGCGGGACCCTGGGGCCGTCGTCCCGGGGGACCGTCTGGGTTCAGGCGGCTGGCCCAGAGGTACGACCTGGACGCCAGGGCGTACAAAACGGCCGCGGTATAGGAGAACAACCATGAGTGACGACCAGATCAAGCCAGACTTCACCCCGAAACCCCCGACCGAGCAAGAGCTGCCCCAGGGCGCCCAGGCGTTCATCCAGGCCCTGGAGGCCGCCTATAACGCCGTCGGCGAGCTCTACGCGCCGTACGTCGAGCGGATGCCGGCAGTGGGACGCAACTTCGAGCAGACCATGTTCAAGCTGCGCGAAGCCGGGATGTGGACCAACGACGCCCTGACCATGATCATGAATCCGCAGATGTTCCAGGTGGCCAAGCCGGAACAGCCGGAGAGCGAAGATGCCCCGCCCCAAGAAGACCAGTAAGGTAGTCGAGTTGGGCTTCAAGGAGCCCCGCAAGCTGTGCCCGTTCTCCGGCGACGATCTGAAGATCGTCCCCGTGACGGCCGCGGCGGCGGGGCACCTTGTCGAGAAGTTCCAGGTGCGCGGCACCGGCTGGGTGTCGACGAAGCTCTTCGATAGCCGCGAGGAGGCCGAGTGGGTTTTCTCGCACGATCACGGCGTGCCTCCCCGCATGAAGAACCCTTACAAGCGGGTCGAGGTCGTGGGGGAGGTTCTTCCGCCGGATCCTTCGATGGAGGATGTTGAGAAGGGTGTCAAGGACGCTCTGGCCCTGGGCGAGGATTTCGCCGGGGCCGCTTCGGAGATCATGAAATGACCGAGCCGCAGAGAGCCAGGTTCATGCACGCCGGAACGGTTCCGCCGATCGGCTGGATCTACGAGATCGAGCACGAGGGCGAAACCTTCCGGTTTCAGTCCCCGATGCAGATCGGGCTCATGCAGCAGCTCAAGCGGTGGTACGCCGACAAGAAGCTGGAGTGGCCGGGCGACCCGGAGATGCGTGCGCGGATCGAGCACTTCATCTGCCAGCGGCTGCCCAAGGGGTTCTGTGTCGGCGGCCCCGACGAGCCCGCGGTCCCGTATCTGTCCGTGCGAATGATAAAGGACGCCACCCGTCTCATCGTCGGGCGGTTGTTCAACCGCAAGGACTTCTTCGTCGAGCAGGCGGAGGCCGAGCGGCGCGCGGCCATCTGCGCAAACTGCCCGTCGAACCTCCACGGCATCTGCACAAGCTGCCCCGGCAACGAATTCTTCGACCTGTTCGGGTGGTTCGTGCGGGCCGGGAAGAAGACGTCGGTTGATGCCGCGCTCGATACCTGCCGGGTATGCAAATGCCTGCTCAGGGCGAAGGTCTGGGTGCAGCAGTCCACACTGAACGAGTTGTCGCGCCACACCTATCCCGAGAATTGCTGGCTGCACGGGACGCCGGCGCACATCCCCGCCAAGGAGACCGAGAAATGAAACAGGCCGAAGTAGTCGATGTCTCCCCTCCCCCCGGCGCCCGCAAGCAGGAAGCCATCATGACGGTCGACCACAAGGCGCGCGCCGTCCGCGACCGCCTGGGCAACCCCGAGGTCGCGCGGCAGGTCTACCAGCGCTACCGCCAGGCGCTGATCGACGTGCACCGCGCGGACGCGCGCGTCATGGCGCTGCATCGCGGCGTGGCGCCCTACGACGACGCCGAGCTGCGCGGCCTTGGCCAGGGCTGGCGCGCCAACCTGAACCTGCGCGAGATGAAGGGCATCGTCAACCACCGCGCCGACACCGCCTACGACCTGCACATGGAGGTCGGCAACCGCATCAAGGTGACCGTGCGCCCCGAGTACCAGGAGTACCGGTCGCCCAACCCCCTGGCGCAGTACGGCGAGATCATCGCCGAAGAGTACACCCACATGCTCAACGTCGACTGGCCGGAGAACTACCTCCTGCTCGACCAGGTAAGCCGCGACCGCATCAAGCTGGGCCTCGGCGTGGCCTGCTGGCCGGACGAATGGGACTGGCGCCCCGTGCGCATGCCCAAGTACAGCTTTTTCACTGACCCCAAGTTCCCGCCCCTGGCCGACTCCATTCCGTGCTGCGTCGTCCGCGACACCCTGCTGCTTCAGGACATCCTCCCCAAGCTCGAGCCCGAGAACGCCGAGGCCGCCAAGATGGCGGGTTGGAACGTCGAGGAGCTGCGCGCGGTCGTCCTGCAGTTCTACAAGGCGACGACCGACTCCAACGCCACGACCGAGCCCCCGTCCGTGCGGGACGATGTCATTGGGCAGTGGGCCGCCTTCGAAGCCTGGCGGGCCAGCCGCCCGGCGGAGGTCGCCGTCTTCGAGCTCGAGAGCATCCCTGTCGTCCGCTACCTCATCAAATCCGTGACGGGCCCCGAGGTCAGCCACTACATCGACATCGACCCCGCCATGGGTACCTGTCAGCCCGAGGATTTCATTTTCAAGAAGCTCGAGCAGTTCGAGAAGATGAGCCAGGCGATCTGGCTCAACCCGTTCAACTATTCCGAGGGGACGATTGGATCTGTCGACGGCCTGGGCCACGACCTGGCGCCGTACTGCGAGATTTCCAACCGCATGCTCAACACCGCGCTCGACGGGGGCATGCTGTCCGGCGGGCTCGTGCTGCAGGCGCAACAGGGCTGGGACGCCGACGAGATGTCCGTGGTCCGCATCGGGCCAACGACGCTGATTCCGCCGGGGCTCCAGGCCATCAACTCCGCGTTCGCGCCGCCCATCGAGCGGCTGCTCGAGCTGCGCATGGCGGTCCGCGGCGTCTACTCCAACAACGTCGGCATGACGCGGATGAACCCCGAGATGATGGAAGTCTCGGCCCGCGGCACCCGCTCGACCGAGGAAGTCGTTTCCGAGCGCCAGCGGGAGTTCCGCATCGAGGCCAACGCCGCCAACTTTGAGTACATGATGTGGACCAACCTGCACCGCGAGATTTTCCGCCGCGCCGTGATATTGTCCAAGAAGTCAGGGAAGCTGCCCGGGGCCAAAGAGGCCAAGGCGTTCCGCGAGCGCTGCCTGCGCCGCAACGTCCCCGAGATCCTTTTCGACAAGTTCGAGGACGCCCTGGTCGTTGAGGTCAACCGCGCAATCGGCGGCGGCAGCCCCGAGGCCCGCGAGACTACGTGGGGCAAGCTCATGAAACTGCGCGGAGCGATGGACGAGGCTGGTCGCAGGTACGTCGAGCGCCAGTTCGTGTCGGCCCTCATCGGCTACAAGGACGTCGACAACGTCTTCCCGCTGGGCACCCGCGACCAGATCCCGACAAACGAGAAGTCCATCGCTACCCTCGAGAACAACGACTTCCGCGAAGGCGCCTATGTGCCGGCCGGCAGCGATCAGCTGCACACCGCCCATCTGGCGATCCACTTCGAGCTGCTGGGCGGCATGGTGCAGTCCTACGACCAGCCCCAGGAGGGCAAGCCGGCCGACCCGGAGGCCATCCTGCGGACGTTCTCCGCGGCGTTGCCGAACTGCGAGGAGCACATCCGGTTCCTGGCCGCCGACGAAAGCCGCAAGGACTTTGTCCGGCGCGCCTCCGACATGCTCAAGGAGCTCGTGGTGTTCTACCGCCGCGTCGAGAAGGAAGCCCAGCAGAACGCCGACCAGCGCCAGCGCCTCGAGATGGAGCGCCAGCAGCAGGTAATGCAGGAACTGGAGAACCGCATGAACGGAGAAACCGCCGTGAAGCTGCGCGAGGTGGAGCTCAAGGCCCAGCTCGAAGCCTTGAAGCAGGAGTCGCTCAACGCCGTCAGGGCCGAGAAGACCACTGCCCAGAACGAGATCAAGCGCTGGGGCGCCGAGATGCGCAGCCAGCTGGACCGCGAAATGGCGGAACGCAAGATGGCGCTCGAGGAGGAGGTCGCGCGGCGCAAAGCCGACTTGGCCGACTACAAGCGGGCGGATTAAGGCCCCGGGGAGAACAACCAGGAGAACGAGATGAGCGAAAACAAGAAGCCGCAGTTGCGGCATGAACTGCTGGATTTCGTGAGGACCGCGCCCGGAGTGGCGGATGCCCACGCAAAATACATGGCGAACGGGGGCGAGAGGCTGCTGGAGCTCGCCGTCAATTCCATCCGCGGGGAGATGTTTCCGTGGGACCAGCCCCAGCACGTCCAGGCGTCGTACGGCGCCTTCGTGGGCGGGGCCACCTGGATGGCCAAGTTGCTGCGCAACGTCGTCGTCATGGCCAACAACCGCAGCGAGGCGCTGCGCATGCTGGCCCAGGCCGACGGATCCATCAGCGAAGAGGAGCGCCGCCTGCTGCGCGAGATGTACGGCTACTCGGAAGAAGAGCTCGAGAGCTATAAGAAGAAACCCGCAAGGAGAACGACATGAACCCAACCGAACAAGAATTGAAGCCGCCCGTCATCGAGGCGGAGCTCGAAGGCGACATCGCGGATACCGTGCTGTCGGCCCTGGACAAGGAGACCCCTCCCGCCAAGCCGGCCCCGGCGGCCCCTAAGACCGACCTGGAACCCGGAGACCTGGCGGCCCCGGCACCAAAGCCCGCCAAGCCCGCCAAGCCCGCCAAGCCGGCGGAGCCCGCGGACCACGTGGACCCGTTGTCCCCGGACTTCCTGGCGGCCGCCGCGCCCAAGAAGGATGAGTTCGGGATGCCGGCCGACCTGTTGAAGGACGAGGACATCGAGCGGCTGCCCGAGAAGAAGCAGCGCGAGGCCTTTGCCAAGGAGCGCGCCGCCCACAAGGAGGCCCGCCAGCGGCTGCAGGAGCTGAACACCAAGGTCAACGAGCTGTCCTCCAAGGTCCAGGACGCCGAGCAGGCCGCCGCCCTGAAGCAGCAGCTTGAGGCCAAGGAAGAGGAGCTCGCCAAGCTCAACGCCGAGATCGCCAAGATCGACCTGACGCGCAGCCCCGAGTTCAGGAAGCGCTACGACGACCGCATGAACCAGCTGGGCCAGCGCATGGTCCAGACCCTGGTCACCGAGGGCGTGGACCAGGCCGAGGCCGTGAAGCTCATCCGGGCCCTGGTGGCCGAGACCAAGCCGTCGGCGCGCGAGTACGCGATCGACGAGGCCGCGCCCTCCCTGAAGGGCACGCTTCTGGCCTACCTGAACCAGTTCGACGAGGTGTCCCAGGAACGCGCGGTCGCGCTGGACAAGGCCAAGGAGACGGCCGCGGCGATCGACGAAGCCGAGTCGCGGGCGAGAATTGCCGCGATGGCCGGCCGGGTTGACTCCGTCACGGAGAAGGCCATTGCCGACGCCGTGGCCTTGGGCTCCCCGTACTACCGGGAGGTCAAGGACAACGAGGACTGGAACGCCGCCGTTGCCGAGCGCAAGCAGACGCTCAAGGGCCTGCTGCTGACGATGGACCCCGAGAAGCTGGCGCCCTACGTCGCCGAGGGCCTGACGGCCCCCGACCTGCGCCGCCGCTATGTCGAGCAGTACAACCGGCTCAAGGCGGTGGAGGCCGAGTTCGAGCAGGTTATCGGCCAGCGGCCCCGCTTGGGACAGCTGGCGCCCTCCGACCAGCCGCCGGCCCCCCGCCAGGCCAAGCTGCCGGACAACGGGCTGGACATCGTCGACGTCGTCGAGGACTTCCTGAAGTAGACGCCAACCAAGGCAACCCAGAGGCGCGGGACAAAAATCCCGCGCCTTTGACATTTTAGGACTTGACTGCCCTTTTGTCCTGTGATTCAATGTGCAGCATAGGAGACAAATAGAGGCTGCTCCGCCTCCGAAGCCCCGCCGGGGGGAATGGTGACTATCTCGGTCATGCACCAGGACCAGGCGTGACAAGCGCACGGTGCGTTTGTTGCATTCAAGAGAATCATTATTCAAGGAGACAGCAATGTCCTTCAAACCCGGCGACCAGTTCAAGGTCTCGAACTTTGAACAACGTCTCATCGACCTGCAGGAGCGGTTCGACCCGTTCCTGGAACGCTATGATCGAGAACACCCGATGGTGTTCCGCGATCGTATTGCCCGCGAAATGTATCCTCTCTTCAGCGGCCTCTCACAGAAAACGAACATCTGGCATCCTGGCCTCGGCCCGCAGGCCGGCATTTCCGAGTGGAAGCCCATCCAGGTTTCCGTGGTCGGCGACGGCGCGGACGGCGGATACAACGCCTGTACGATCCACGATCCGCAGACCTACGGCTTCAGCGTGGAGTCCAAGGAATACACCGGCCTGAGCACCGAGTGGCGGTCCCCCGTCACCTGCGTGCGCGACGCCATGTGGACCGAGGAAGCCAAGCGCCAGGTCGGCTACATCTACTCCATGGGCGTGATGATCACGTCCCAGGCGTGGGAAGTCTACTCGCGCGAGACCTACATGAAGTTCGCGGCCGACGCCACGAACCTCTTCGTGCTCTCCGCCGGGCTGACCCTGGAAGGCTCCCCGAAGTTCACGTACGACCCCTTCGAGACCTACACCTACAGCGGCGGCCCCTTCGGCGCCGACGAGAAGGTCACGGTCCTGAAGATCGACGCGGGCGTCGAGGTGTCCACGCTCAACATGAGCTTCCTGGACCTCTTCCACATGTGGCTCGACAGCGAATGCCCCGGCGCCGCGATCTCGAAGGAGGGCGGACTGCCGGTCTTCGGGTTGATGCTGCACATGTCGGACTTCGACAAGATGCTGCGCGACGACCCTGACACCCGCGCGGACATGCGCGAGGCCAAGCCCGAAATGCTCTTCGCCAACTACACGCAGACCTTCAAGAACCTGCGCGGCTGGGGCATGATCCACGACAGCCGCCAGATGCGCTTCCGCTACTGGAAGGTTGGCCCGGATGGCAAGCTGTGGTTCCGCCGCGTCCTCCCGATGCGCGAAGGCCGCAGTATCACGATCGGCAAGCTGCCCGAAGCGAACCCCGAGTACCTGCTCGCGGAAATCGCCGTGGCCGTGGTGTTCCTCAACGACGTGTACCGGATTCGGATCCCCCCGAAGCTGGACAGCCTGTCGGGCGGAACCTCCTTCGGTCCCGCGCCGGGCTTCAGCGGCGACTGGATGTGGATCAACTATCAGAGCGATGCGAACCCGTATCGCGAGGTGGGTTACCACGCCATGCGCATGGCCGCGTTCCCGAAACCCCTGCGGTACAGCACCCGCGCGATGGCGTTTGCCTATCGCCGCTGCCCGCAGACCTGGGCTTCGGTGTGCAAGCTCGACGCCGCCGCCGGCACGGGCGCCATCAAGTTGGCCGCTGACGCCGCCGATACTGATGTCGACGCCACGAACAAGACCGTCACGGTCACCTTGGCCAGCGTGCTGGGCGGGGCGATCGGGCAGTCGGTCCTGGTCAAGAGCGGGTCGGACTTCAACACGACCACGGGCGTCCTGGGCTTCATCGCCAGCGATGCCGCCGCCCCCACCTACGTCATCGGTTTCGGTGACACGGAGTGGGCGAGCGAAGCCAACCTCGCGGACTCCGCGAAGTGGACCGCCGCGGCCGCCACGGTGACCCTGCAATAACCTGATCCGGGGGACCGGCCAATCCGGTCCCCCGGAGCATCTTCAAAGGAAAGACACAATGAAAAAGTTCATTCAGTTCACCATCGCGTTGGCCGTGTTCAGCCTTGTGCTGTCCGCTTCCGCGCAGCTTGTCCCGGATCCCGTGACGCTGGACGCCCGTGCGGCCACGTTCCGCGACACGGACATTCAAGAAGACCAGAGCAAGATCCCCGACCAGAGCAACCGCGAGGGGTACCTGGCCTACGTGTTCGATGTCGCCCGCGACGGCGGCAGCGGCGCGATCAAGGTCGGCCCCGTGCTGCCGGACAACACGGCCATCGTCGACGGCTTTGTCCAGGTGACCACGGCGTTTACTCCCCGGAACGCCACCAACACGGTGGCCTTCAGCGTGGAGGGGGCGAACGACCTGCTCGCCGCCACGCAGATGACGGCCGGGCTGCACATGCTCAACCGGGAATCCGCCAGTTACATCATCGCTGAGGGCACTGCGACCAATACGGTCGTGTCGCTCAAGGCGCCGGTTGTGACGACCACGGCGACCCGCCAGCTTACGTTGACGTTCGCCGGCGCCCCCGCCACGAACGGCACGGCGTACATCTGGCTGAAGCTGGTCCAGGCCCAATAAGTTCCTCTCAATCCTGGCGTTCTCCCCGGGGTTGGCCCTGTCCCGGGCCCCGCAAGGGGCCCCGGGGCCGGGATTTTCCGGAGAACAAGATGGCCGAAGGGCCCGATAGGAGAAGATCATGAGAGGCATCCATACCTGCTGCCCCGAGGCCCCCAGCACCATCAACATCTCGCAGAACATCATCGAGATGGATGGCGAAACCGCCTTCTTCGTGGATGAACGCTTCACCGGCGCCGAGGCTCCGACCGGCGTCATCACACTGGACTATACGCCGTACGCGGCTGCTTCCGTCCAGGTGTCCCTGAATTCCGGTGTCCAGCGCCCCGTGAACGACTATGTCGTGGTGGGCAAGCAGGTCCGGCTCAATTTCATCCCCGAGACTACCGACAAGATCCACGTTCGCTACTTCTCGAAGGAGTCCGGCGCGGCGGTTGTCCCTGGAGGTTCCGAGCTCCCGACCGGTTTCACCATGGGCTATAACGGCATCGGCGAGGCCCCGGACGGTTGGCTGTACCTCGACGGGGTACAGACGGTCACGGCGGCCCACGAAGATCTTTTTGCGTACCTTGTGGCAAATACGCATTTGCTCACAGATTACACGCCGGGCGACACAACGCTCACCCTGCGGAACATCCAGACCCCGTATTACGATGCAGAGTCCGGCACTATGCAGGTCGGCAAAACCATCATCAAGACGTAGGAGGGCGCCGTGGCCCTCATCCTCTCCGCATCCCAGCTTGCTCTTCTCCGGAGGCAGTTCTTTTCCCAACTGTCCGGGGAAGAGCTTTCCGCGCTGTCCGAGGAGTTGGCCGAGCTGGTCGGGGAGGCCAAGTCCGCGGCCAGCGCCGCCCAGTCTACGGCGAACGGGGCGGTCGCCGGGGCCGGCACGGCGCTCCGGGCCGCCGACGCCGCTCAGGCCGCCGCTGACGTCGCTCAGGCCGCCGCCGACGCTGCTCAGTCCGATTCCACACTGGCCCTGGGCAACGCGGCTATCGCGCAGTCCGCGGCCGATGCGGCACAAGGAACGGCGAACGCGGCTCTTGCAAACGCCGCTACCGCGCAGGCAGCGGCAGAGGCCGCCCAGACGGACGCTACGACCGCGCTCGGCAAGTTCACGGGCAAGCTCACCGGCACGATCCGGCTGTCCAACGCCGCCGGCACCGAGTACGATCTCGAGTTCTCTGAAGGGCTCTTGGTTTCGTCCACCGAGGTAATACCGTAATGGCCGACGACCGCACACAGGCTGAAGCCTTCCAGACCGTGCAGGGCGGGGTCAACGACCTGCTCGACCCCTTGCTGCTCAAGGCCGGGACGGCCGCCAGGCTCCTCAATGTCGAGGTCCGCAACGGCCTGGCCGAGTCCCGCCCCGCCCTGTTCGGTGAGACCATGCCGGCCCAGGGGCGGTTCCAGGGCGCCTTCTCCTACGAGCTGGAGGGCAACCTCCGCTGGGTCGTCGTCGTGTCCGGCCACGTCTGGACCTACAGCTTCGCCACCAACACCTGGCTCGACCTGGCCGCGTTCCCGACGGTCGACTTCGACCAGGCGTACTTCTGCCAGGCCGGCAAGTTCTGCATTGTCCAGAACGGCATCTACGACCCCGTCGAGAACTGGCCCATCATTTTGCACGGCGACGAAGTAGTCGACAACCTCGAGACCGAGTTCATCTACCGGAACCACATCGTCAAGGTCAAGGACTTCAACTGGGACATGGTGGACGAGGGCGACAACCTGGTCGAGCCCGCCCCGGAACCGAGCCCGTCGGTGTTCCGCGTGCCCATCGGCAAGTCCATGGCGTTCGGCCAGGGCCGCCTGTTCGTGGCCGTCGAGCGGTACTGGGACAACGGTTTGTCCTCTGGGCTCGAGCCCGGCTGGCGCTCCGACGAAGGGTTGCGCTTCGTGCTGGCCTCCGACGATTGGCGCTGGGACGACCCGGCGCGCATGCTGGTCTTCACACAGAACGATTTGCTTGCCGGTGGCGGGGCGCTCTCGATGCCGGCGGAAAACGGTTTCATTACCTCGCTGGCCTTTTTCCGCAATGCGGCGACGGGTACTGGTCTCGGCGAGCTCCTTGTGATATGCCGGCGCGGCGTCATGGCCTTTGCGGTCAGCGTGGACCGTGCAACGGCGTGGGGGACCCAGGGCTTTGGGCAAGTGCTTTTTCAAACATCCGGCTCCAGAAGTCCCTGGGCCATCACGGCCGTAAACTCCGACCTGGTGTATCGCGGCGACGGCGGGCTCAGGACCCTCAAATACTCGGCCTCCAACGAGACGGCGTCGGGCGGCATGGCCGTTGTGCCGGCGAGCCCCGAGATCACGACCCTGGTTGAGCGCACGTCCGATGGGCACGAGCCCTTCGTGACCCTGGCGCACGCCGACAACTATGTTCTCTTCACCTCCGACGGCACCCAGCTCGGCACCGGCGACGTTGCGTTTCTCGATGTCCTGCCCTGGGACCTGGCCAACTTCCAAGCGTCGGGCGAGCAGTCGTCGCGTGTCTTCGCTGGCGCCTGGCGCGGGCCCCTGTTCCACGCCGTCCTCAAGGTGTCCAACCGCCAGGCCGGGGCCATCTTCCGCGTGGCCGATAACGCCCCGCTGCAGTACGGCATCTTTTCCGACATCGCCCGCGATGCCACCCAGGTCTCCGCGGTGCGTACCCCCACCTACGTCTTCGGCGCCCCGCGCAACATCAAGCGCTTTAAGTATGCCGACTTGATCTTCGACCGCGTGTCCACGGATCTCGAGGTCAAGGTGCGCTGGCGGGTCGACGGCAGCGGCTGGTTCGAGTCCGATTCCCGGCGGTTCAAGTCCACCCAGTTCCACACCACAGGGCTGTTCCGCGTGCCCGCCGAGGCCGACAACGACGGAACGGGCTACATGATGGACTTCGCCGTGGTGTGGACCGGTCACGCGCGGCTCAAGCTGGCGACGTTCTGGGCGTCGGCGACGGATGTCTTCAAGGGCGGTGAGGAGGCCCTGTGCGAGACGATCGACCTTGACCGCCAGACGGTGCGCGGGGTAGCCTGGAGCCCGGAGGAATAGCAAATGATCTTCTACACCCTTCAAGACGCCATCACCGAGCTCAGGCCCCGCATCAACGGCGGGACCTGCCGGGTGGAAACCGCGATCGCCCGGATCAACCAGGCCACGCGGCGCATCATGAACCGGCCCCGCAAGCCGATCCACGTCGAGCGCGTCATCCGCTTCTTCACCCGCAAGGACTTCATTACACTGCCTCGCGAGGTCGAGAAGATCCTGCACTACACGGTGGACGGCCGGCCCGCGCCGCTGTTCGGGCGCGCCTACGAATTCGTGTCCGGCGGCTTGGGCGAGGTCGCCTGCCACCACCCCTGCATGTCCGGCAAGTACCTCGTCGACATGGGCAACCACTACTCCACGATGTTCGACCTGCCCAGCATGACACCCGCCAGCGACGACGCCTGCGAGCAGGAGCCGCTCTTCGGTTCCTTCAAGCTGGCGGCGTTCTCGACGTCGGCCGAAGACGTAACGAAGTCCCTGTCGATCTATGGCCGGGACACCATGAACCAGGCACTGGGCAGCCCCGGGGCCTACATGCAGCTGCCGATCCAGCAGTGGCACGGCGGTGTCGAGGGCGAGCTCTTCATGGACCTGGCGTCGAAGCCGGAAGTCGGCTTCGCGGTATCAGAGCCCGTGCGCGACGTGTACAACGTTGGCAAGCCCGCAACCGACGGCTTCGTGTCGCTCTACACCTACGACGAGGATACCCACCAGATGTACTTCCTGGCGAAGTACCATCCGCAGGAAACCAACCCGCGCTACCGCCGGTACCGCATCACACATCCCGACTTCGTCGCTGGCTCTTCGGTCTATGCGCTTTGCGAGCTGGGCTATGTCCCGCTGACGGAGACCGACGACATCCTGATCGTGCAGAACATGGACGCGCTCAAGATGATGGTCATGGCCATCGAGTTCGAGAACGAGCGTGAGTTCCAGGCGGCGAAAGTCTACGAGGCCGACGCCTACCGCCTGATCGAAGAGCAGCGCGGCTCCGAGCGTACGCACGACTACAACTTCATCCAGTCCGCGCCGGCCTACGGCTTCGGGAACATAAGGGCGTTGTAATGTCTGAGAAGCTGTCCCACAACTTGTCCGCGGACGCTCGGCCGCGTTGGTGGAACGAGGAGTCGTACGGAAAGTGGAAGCCGGAGTACACAAACGCATTGGCCGCGTATCGAAATTTGCTTGGTCGCGACCCTGAAAATTTCGCGGCGTTGAAAAACTGGGCCTACAAGGATTATTCCCAGGTTGTTAAGTTGATGTCGCTTGAGCCCGAGGCAAGGGGGAACGGGATAAACCCGTTGGACTTCGGGAACGAAATAATCGACCCGGAGACCCTGTCCGAGAAGGACAGGGAGTGGTACGACGCCTGGGCCGAGGCGAACCCGAACGATACGTTCTACTCCGGCATGCTCGACCAGCTACATTGGAGGCAGGATCTCTACAGTGTCGACGTGTACCGCGGGATGAATGACGGCACGATCACGGTCGACGCGAACAACATCATCACGGTTACTCCCGAGGCCGTCGAGACCTATGGCGGCGAGAACCTCGTCTTTCATCACGGCCGGGCAGGACAGCTTATCCGGGTCCCCGAGGACTCCGGCGTCGTCATCGAGCACCGGCGAGTGTACGAGGGCGATAAGCCGGAGGGTTTCACGGACGAGCAATGGGACAAGTGGATGTCCGAGCAGAACTCCGACGGGTACACGCTGTATAATACGTCGCCGCCGCAGAAGAAAGGGATTGGCGACTACGTCTCCGGCTGGCTCGAGGACATTGGGATGGGTAGAGTCGCCAGGGACCTCGTCATGGTATCGATGGGGATGCCCGAGCCCTTCATGGAGAATGAGCTCGGAATAGACGAAGCCTATTTTATAACCGATCCGCTCGGCGTGACCAGCGGCATCACCTGGGGCTCCGAGGGTATGCGGCGCAACCGCGAGGGCGCCGAGAGCGTGCTGGGGGACGACGCAGCCACGGTCCAGGGGGTCGGGCAGGCCGTGGTCGGCACGGCGCTGTCATTTGTGCCTGGTGTTGGCTGGGCCTTGGCGGCCGGGCTCAGCGCCCTTAATCAGGCCAACCGGGCGGCGGCCGGCACGCAGAGCTGGGGGGATGCGTTCATCACTGCCGGGATTTCCACGGTAGCCAGCCGCATCGGGGCCGGGCTGACGGCTGGCGTAGAGCCCGGCATTGCGACGGCGTTCACGAACGCGGCGGTGCAGGGCACCTCCACCACGCTGCAGACCGGCTTGACCGGCAGAGACCCCGTGACCGGTGAACGGCTCGGATGGGACGACGCGCTCGAGCGGGGCGGAATATCCGCCCTGTCGTCCTTTGCCACGGCCGGATTTCAGAATGCCATGGGTACCCAGGGCAACTGGGCCGGTGCGTTCCAGGGCGCGGCGGTCGGCGGCGGCACGTCCTACCTGTCGGGGCTGGCGCTCGGGCTGGAGGACGACGCTTTGGAGCAAAGTGTGTATAGCGGCGCGGCGTCTGGCGCCCTCACCGGGTATGACGCGGCTGGGAAGCGGCACGATTTTTACAACAAGCCGAAGTACGACAGCATCTACGGAGGAGTCGACATTCTTGGCCGGCCTATCGCGAGAGAGCAGCTCACCGGCTACGACGCGGCGCTCGAGCGCGGGATGGCCTTTGGGCCCGCGCAACCAGGGGATTTGCCAATTCCACAGGACGCCAGCGCCTGGGACCGCACCGTCCGCTGGGGCACGAACTGGAACGTCGGGTTCAAGCCGACCCCGGAGATGTCCGCCATCGGCCGCGGCGCGCAGAACGCCTGGGATTTCGTGACGCCTTGGGAGACGCGGCACGAGACGGGCCAGCGCGTGCGCGGATGGTCCGATTCGCCTTGGGGAGGCCCGCTGAACTGGGTGGAGAACACGCATCGGCTGTCCGCTTTTTTGCGCAATCCGACGCAGTTTGGTGTTGCCGGACAGGCAGAAGGAGTTCGTCCGCCACGATTGGTTCATTAAGGTAGCCGAAGAAGAAAAAAAGGAACGACGACCATGTCAACTTTCATCGGAAACATTGGGGTACCGCGAATCGACCGCCACATCAGGTATGACTACAATGACGTGGGTGCGGCGCTGGACAGTTTCTTTGGCTCCAGCAACCCGGTCCCGGCGGCGGTTTCACAGCAGAACTTCATTCCTCCGCCCGCGCCGACCGTCGGGCCGTTGGTTAGCAATGCGCCGCCCCCTGTTGCCGCCACGCCCCAGCAATTCCAGCAGCCGTTCATAGCTCCCGCCGTCAGCCAGCCTTGGAGCCAGCCCGTTCTGCAGTTCCAGCAGCCGTTCATAGCTCCCGCCGTCAGCCAGTCTTGGAGCCAGCCCGTTCTGCCGGCGCAGTTCTTCTTGCAGACGCCGGTCCCGGGCTACGCGACGCCGCAGCAAATGGGCATGGACATCTTCGGCGAGGCGCCGCAGGCTCCGGCCGAGCAAGCCCCCGCCCCGACGATCGCCGAGACGGCGTCGTTCGTGCCTTCGGCGGAGATCATGGCGCCGGAGGCCCCTATCACCGAGCGGTTCGTGGCCCGCGGCCTGCCTACGGCGGGCGAGCTAGTTTCCCCGCCCCCCAGTTTTGACGGCGGTACGGCCAATGTCCTTGGGCGGGTGGAGGCCGACGCCTACGCCCCTCCTCCTTGGTGGCCGGAAGGCGCCGTCGTGAGGCGTGACCCGATGGCACCGGGAGGTTTTAGCGTAACGGTACCTGGACCAAAGTCGGCTTCGATGAAGGTTTACCCGGAAGATTCTCCGGCGCTGACCGACGTCAGAATAAGCCCTCCGACTGAGCCCGACCCGCTCGCGGAGGCGCTTCCTCCGCCGGCGGATGCCCTCGCGGCAACGGTAGGGACGGCGAGTGCGGACGACGCCATGCGAGCCGTACCATCCACGCCTGGCGGGCTTTCCGCCGCCCCCAAGGATGACCCAGCGGTCCGGCGTGTTGAGGAGCTGTATATCGCTGGGGTAGAAGCTGCCGGCACTCCTTTGTCAGACGAGGCGAAGAAAGATTTGTACACGCACATCGTCGATCGTGTTAAGGTGGACGAGGTGTATAAGCCGCGGCTGGCCGTGGTTGAGGGGCGACTAGGCGGGTTGGATAAAGAAGACCCGTCGTACGATGTGCTGGCCAAAGAGAAAGAGCGGCTTGAAACCAGAATCGGTGCCATTGAGGAAAAATATAAAACCACTGTTGCACCAGTCGACAAAGAAGCCGAGCACGCGGCTGAGTTTCTGACTGATGGAGAAAAATACATTGCGGCCAGGACCGGCACGCTGACCGGTTCCGATGCGACGCAGTGGAATTATTACCAGGACAAAGTCAAGGACTTGGAGTTGTGGCGGGAGGCCGATGCTTGGTCGAGAAGCAAAGACGCTAGTGAAGGCAAAGACCCGCCGACAAGGCTGGCATCGCAATTCCGATATGGGCAGCTTATAAAGCAGCCGGAGCTCCCGGCTACAGAAACCACGGTTGTTGGGCGCATAGAAATCGAGCGGCGTATTTTCGAGAGCCTTCATGAAACCACGCGCGCAGATTTACTGCGCCGCCCCGGGGATATGAATCTCGACTCGTTGGTTCAGGCGCGACAGGAACAGCAGCTCGAGCCGTTCAAACTGGCTTTTGAAGGGGCATCCGACCCAGTCATGTCGGGAGGGCTATCCGACGTGCTTGACGACGCTGGGTTGGAATCGCTGCAAAACGCCGACGGTCTGTTGCGTGAAGGGAAGTTTGCTGCGGCTGACCGGGCATATCAGCAAACTGGCCGGTTGGCGATCCGTTCGCAATTCGAGCGGGCCGCCTCCGGCAAGGGCGTAATCGTTGGCGGCGACGGCTCGCTGACTGTGGACCCGAGGATGCTCAGCGAGGCGCAGCAGCTGCAAGCCACCCTCAGAGAGATGTTTGACGCGGCCCCGGAAGGATCTCCTGCGCGAGTTGCCATCCGGTCCCAGATGCTGAGACTGGACCGCGGCATCGACGGAGCCACCGGCAAGTCGGAGCACATCACCGGCCTGAAACTGTCCGATCTTTACGCCGGGTTGCGGGCGGACATGGACGTCAACACCCCCAAGGGCGCCACAAAAGAATATGCCGGGCACCTTGGAGAAGTCGGAGAAACCATAAACGACAGGACCCAGCTCACCATCAAGGGGGCGATCGCTACGTTTGAGCGGTCGCAGGGCCTGGAGCGGGATAAGCAGACTTTGCAGGAGACCATCGACGGTGCGATCAATCTCGGCAGGCGGGAGTTCAAGAACTACGTGAATTCCACTCGGCACGGCTCGGAGTTCGGTCGCGAGGGGGTGCTCCGCAAAATACGAAATGACGGAAGCGTCGAATGGAACACGGCCAACATGCTGGCGGTCGGCAATCTCGCCCTGCTGGCGCTGGCGCCGCTCGAACGCGCCTACTGGCAGCGCCGGCAGGAGGAGCGCGAGGACGAGCGCTACGACGAAGACTGGGAGCGCCAGAAAGAAGCCTGGGCGATCCAGAACGGGTACCGGCTCCAGCAGATTGGCGCCGCCGGAAAAGCGTCCCGCGGCGGGGGCAGCGTGGCGGCAGTCCGTCCGGCAAGATTCTAGGGAGATACGACCATGGCAACTTTCATCGGAAACATCGGAGTCCCGCGGATCGACCGGCACATCAAGTTCGACTCTTCCAGAGACAAGCCGGCCTCGACCCCGTCAGCATTAGATTTGTGGCGTGACGCGAATATCAACCGGGCGGAAGGGCTGAAGGTCACCAACCGCGAAACCGGCGTACAAAGCACAGTCCCTCATTTTGACTCCTCCCTCCGGACCGGCGGCACAAGCTCCGGCAGATCGTCCGGCGGATCGTCCGGCGGATCGTCCGGCGGATCGTCCGGCGGCAGCTCCGGCGACACCGGCAACGCAAGGGTAACGACCGACCTCGACATGTCGATCCCCGACATCCCGGAATACGAGCCGCTCGACCTGTCCGGCATCGAGTACGACCCCGCGTCCCCGGACCTGCAGGATCTGTCGAAGGCCGACACCGCGCTCGGCGCCATGGAGGACATGATCGGCGGCCTCCGGGAGAAGAACAAAGACTGGATGGCCGGCAAGGTGTCCGGGGATACGGCGGATCAGTTGAGGTCGCAGGCGGCCCTTAGTGCCCGCATGGGCGGGGCCGGCGTCGACTCCCAGATGTCCCGCAACCTGCAGGCTCGCGACTTCGGGCTGACCTCGATGCAGATCCAGGAAGCCGGCATGCAGCGCGAGAGCCAGCTGACTCAGCTGCAGCAGAGCCTGGCCGGGATTCGCGAACAGCGGATGCAGTTTATGACCCAGCTGCGGGAGCAGCAGTCCCAGTTCGGTTCGGCCTTCGAGATGGACAAGGCCAAGGTCGGCGAGGCGTCCCGGCAGTTCGGGGCCAACCTCCAGGACCAGATGTACCGGACCCAGCTCGCCCACAAGGAGCTGATGCTCAAGCAGGAGGCGTTCAACGCCGAGCAGAACATGCGCCTGGTCGAGCTGATCACCCAGTCTACCCTCGGGTTCTTGCAGTTGCAGGTCCAGGCGGCTGGGCAGGAGACGGACTTCGGCGGCGGCGTGAAGACGTATGAAACCCTGCAGAAACAGCTCGAAGAGCTTTGGTCCCGCAGCAATCCGAAGACGTAGGAGACTACCATGAGCGACCCATTCAACAGCTTGATGACGACCGGCGCCGCGAACGCGGTTGGCGGCATGGCCAATCTTTTCGCCGGATCGCAGGCGATGCAACTGCAGGCGAACGCCGGCGCGCAGAACGCGAACGCCGGGCTCATGCAGTATATGATGTACCAGGACGCCCTGTCCGCCAAGAACCGCGAACAGTCCAGGCAGTTCGACATCCAGACGCGCGAGCGGTCCGATCTGATCGCGGCGAAGCGCGAGGAGTCCGCGTTTGCGCGGCTCAATGCGACGCTGGATTCGCAGCTCAAGCGCGCCGAGATTGAATCCCGCGACCGCCAGCTGGCATTCGAGAACACACTCAAGCTGCAGCAGAACGACCTGCAGATGAAGATTCAGACCATGCAGGTCGAGCGGATGGAGGGCGTCATGGACGCCGAGGCGCTGCGCGGCGAGCTGGCCAGCATATCCGTAGACGCGGCCGAACTCAACGGGCTTGATTTGGCCGACCGGTTGGTGAGCGTGAAGAACAAGCACAAACGCGGCATGGCCCACCTGGAGAGTTCAGGAACCCCGATCGGGCAGACCATCGCCGGTATGGTCACGGCGGCCAAGCAGATGAAGCTCGATATTCCCGTGCTCGACGACGATCTGCTCGGCGACTCGTTTACTGTCGAGGCCGCGCAGAAAGCGATTGAAGACATGGATCTTGCGGCGGGCAGGGTGAAGGCGGACGACAAGCAGGTGCTCGGGTACGTCAAAAACCAAATGCTGAGCAAGTACGCCGACGACGACGCCATGTCTGCGCGGATTGGCGATTATATCGCGGCGCACGGGATCAAAGGGTCCAAGTTGGCGACCCTGGATGCGGCCGGCAAGACGCGACTCGGGATGCTGGCCGCCCTGGAGGACATGGAGGCCAAGGAGGGCGCTCTCCAGCCGCACTACGCCAAGATCAAGGAGCAGCTGTCCGATCCAGTCGGCGCCGCGCACTTCGATACGCTGTATCGAGCGGGCGTGCTCGAGCCCATCAAGGACAAGGCCACGCTGTCCAAGCTGCAGATGCTCCACCAGCACAATTTCCAGACGCAGGTCGCCAACATGCAGGCGGCCGCGGACCGCGGGTTCAACTATTTCGGGCCTGAGCTGAAAGAAGCCCGGGAGCGCGCCGAGGAGCAGTTCCAGGAAGCGCGGATGGAGATCATGGCCGGCGGGCGCCCCGACGCCGTGTGGGCGTTGTCCGGGGGCGTCGACTCGTTCGACTCCTTCCGCGAAGGCGTGCTGACCGACATCAAGAAGACCGACGAGTTCAAGCGCGTGACCGGCGGGGACATCATGGACTTTGCGCTTGAGGTGTCCGGTTTGGCCGGCGCCGGGCGTACGGTGGCCAACGTATTCACTGGACGCTGGGACAAGCTGTCGGTTGGCGATGCCGTTGACCTGGCGCTAACCTCCGCTGCTTTGTTTTCTGGCGGCGCAACTTTGTGGGGCCGGGGGTTACTCGGCGCCTCTAAGGGGGTGAAAGCGACGATGCTCGGGGCCAAGGTGGCTAAAGGCGGAGGGGTTCTTGGTGGGCTTGGCAGAGGGGCTATCTATGTCCCAAAAGCTATTGTAAGGAAGACGGGTCTCGGTACTCGCGGGATGCAGTTGTGGGCCGCCAAGGGATCTACCGGAGCCGATGCTGTTCGGCGGGCCTCTAATGCTATCGCACCGGCTAAACGGTGGTTGGCTAAACAGACAGTTGCGGCAGGGTCCGCTGGGATGCAAGTTCCAGGGAGAGTGTCCGCTGCGTTGTCGAATTTGGCTGGTAAAGAGGCGGCTCTCTCCGCCGCTAGGACGCTTCGCGGCGGAGAAGTTGCGGCGAACATCGCTGCCGCCGGTTGGGCTGGCGGCAGAGCCGCGGATATGGCTATTGGACGGGCGAGCGAAGGCTACGAGCGCGGGCAGTCAGGCCCGCGACTTAGCTTCGGCCAGTTCCACGAAGCCGCGGACGACTTAGAGGAGAAGTTCCAGACGCTGCGGATGATGGGCGACAAGATGCGCGGCAAGCAGCTCGAGGCCATGACGACTGAGTTCGTCAGCTCCTTCGAGAATTTCAAGCGCGTGGCGGGCAACTACTACAGCGACGGGCGGGTTCCCTTCCAAATCGAGGAGCGCTACCTGCAGCTCAGTCGGCTGCTCCCGCCTTTGGTGGCGAACAAGATCAACCGCCGCATCCGCGACGGGGAGTCCGGAGTCCAGCCTCAGAGCTTCTCGTCGTTCGAGGAGATGATGGCGCTGCCTGCGCGCGGCGGAGGCATGTCCATGCCTGTCGCTGCGCCTGCCGGCGGAGCCAGCGGACTCCCAGGTTTCGAAGCCGACGAGACTCCTTGACCCCAAGCCTCCCGAAGTGCTAGTCTCAGCTCCACCTTAGGAAGGGAATCGGAGAATGAACGAGTTCAGGTTTTTGGCGCCCGACGGGCGGTACGGCACGGTGAGCGCCGAGAACTTCTCGAGCGTTTATTCCGCCGGCGGCATCCCCGTGGAGGCCATGCCCGAAGTCGACGTCATGTCCCCCGACGGCATGCTGTCCACGATCCGCCACGAGAAGGCGTCCGAACTCATCAAGACCCAGGGGTACAAGCTCGCCACGACCCCGCGCCCCCTGCGCTTCGCGTCCCCCGACGGCCGCACCGGCACGGTCAAGGTCGGCCTGGAATCCGCGGCTCTGAGGCAGGGCGGGACTTTGCTTTTGAAGGAGCTTGACGTCAACAAGCCGTTGAA